GCTCAGCAGCTCGTCAATGTAGGCACCGGACGGGCTCGGCCCCAGCGCGCCCATGGCGTCTCCGGCCGTGACGGCGAAAAAGCTGGCTGTCTGCTGGTCGACGATGCGGCGGACCCCCCGGGCCACGTCGAGCCGGGCGGACAGCACGGGTGACAGCGCGACCATCCGCGCCGACGCGGCCCACGCGAGGCCGGCCTGGTCCTTGTCCAGCGCCAGCCCGTAGACCTCCGCGCCGTCCTCGTCGTCGGCGACCAGCAGGTAGAGCATGATGCCCGCGATCAGCTCTGTCTTGCCGTTCTTCCGCCCGGCGGACAGGTACAGCTCCCGGTACCTGCGCAGGTAGCGGCCCCAGCCGGGGTCGTACTCCACGAGGCCGAACAGCGGCGTGAGGACTTCGCGCATCTCCCACTCGGCCGGGATGAACGGACGCCGGGCCCAGTCGCCCTTGGTGTGCACCAGCAATTCGCAGAAGAACGCCCGGACGTGGGCGATGCGGGGCTGGCAGAGGTGCTCGCCGCGGCGGTTGCAAGTCTGCCCGTCGAAGGTGCGTTTGCACGGCGGGAACCTGCGCCGGTCGGCCATGCCCTACATGATGCCTGCCGGGCGGCCCCAGAGACCAGGATGCCCGCCCAGCTCGGGGCGGGCATCGGCGGGTGGAGCGTTATGCGATTCGCGTTACGCCGGGCGGTAGCGGCTGCGGGTCCACCTCCACGAGGCCGCCCAGGGCGTCCGCCAGCACGGCCAGCGAACCGGGCAAGTTGCGGACCTGGGCCAGCACCATCCCGTTCGGGTGGCTGACGACCAGCCATTCGCCATCGAGGCAATGGGTGGTGTGCGTCAGCGTGATCAGCTCCACCTCGAACTCTTCCGGTGAGAGCCACCGTCGCGGGCTCATGGCTGGTCGGCGCGGCTCGTGGCCCATCCGGCGATGTCGGGGTCACCCGCCTCTTGCCGGATGCGCGCAGACGCCTGGGTGTCGGTCATGGTCTCGTAGGTCGTGGCCCTGGCCTGGTCCCGGTACATGGTCTCCAGAATCACCCACTCCGGGGCCGGGTCGAGCGCGGCCTCCATGGCGTCCCCGAGCTGGGCGTACCGCTGGCCGCCGACCTCGAACGGGGGCGACTGGGCGCGGTCGTAGTAGACGAACACGGGCTGCACGTTGGCCGGTGCGTGGTGCGGGATGACGGCCCACGTGCCGGTGAGCAGTGCGCCGTCTCCGTGGTCGGGCCGGTCGGCGTGATAGGTGCCGCCCATCCAGAACGCCAGGGCGTTCGGGCTGGTGGTGACGACCTCTTGCCGCCTGGGCGGGGTCGCGTCCTCGTCCAGCAGGTATCGGACAGGTTGCGTGTTGCGAGCTGGCATTTTGGGTGGTTCCTTTCATGGGTCGGCCCCCGCCCGGCTGGGCGGGGGCGTGTGACTCAGGGGGTGGTTACTCGGCGGCCTGGTCGGCGGCCTCGGGGGTGGGCTCGTCCTGGGTGGCCTCGGCGGCCTGGTCCTGGGCGGTGGCCTTGGGCTCCGGCTTGGCGGCCTTGGCCTTGTCGACCGCCCCACCGAACAGGGTGGCCATGGGGCGGCCCAGTGCCTTGGCGATGGCCTCGGCGCGGACCAGGTCCACCTTGGCAACCTGGTTCAGGCTCAGCCTGCGCATCTGGCTCGGGTTGAGACCGTGCTCCCGGCTGATCGCCATGATGGACTTGCCGGTGGCCTTGATCGCCTTGTCGATCGCGTCCTTGACCGGGGCGACCGTCTGGGTGCCGCCGATCGGGGCGGTGATCACCAGGGGCTCAGCCTTGGCGGCCGGGGTGCCCTTGGGGGCGGTCTCCTGGCGGGGGGCGTCGGCGGGCACGATGGCCCAGAACTTGGTGCTGGTGGCAATCGCGAACGTGTCCCTGAGCTGCCTGCCGTTCGCGCCCTTCAGGATCAGCTTGCCGTCCTCGACTGCGACCTTGGCGACCTTCGCGCCCTTGGCGAACGGTGCCTTGACCTCGGTGCCGAAGAACTCAAAGCCTCCGGTCGGGCTGCCGTGCTGCTTCCACGTGGCGCGGGTGGCCCCGGTGGTGATTTCGGTCACGGTGGCGTCGGGCTGGCTGGTGGTCTGGGTCTCGGTCATCTGGGTGGTTCCCTTCCTTGCTGCCGTCCTCCTGGGTGGTGGGCGGTTCATTTATTCCAACCGCTGGCCCGGCTGGTTTAGGCCCTGGGGGAGTGTCGTCTGGACCACAGTCCGCTACGCGCCGGGCAGCTCACCCACGGCTATACTGAGCCATGTGCCGGGCGGTCGGCTCGGGTTCCTTGGGTGGTTCCTTCCCCGGCCGTCCGGCACCGTCAATTACGCGCGAATTGCGCGCACCTCACGCGCCAGCCTCGATCACGGGCCGCGTCATCAGAACCTCGTGCTTCGCCTCGATCGCGGCGTCCAGGTCCACCCCGAGCAGCAGCGCCATGGCGTAGGCCGAGATCACCGTGTCGGCTAGCTCCTCGGCCACGTGCTCCAGCGTGTCGCCACGGCGGCACCAGCCCGTCGTCCGGTGCCAGGCGTCGGCGGCCTCCTGGGCTTCCTCGGTGAGCTTGAACGCGAAGTGCCACAGCGGCGGCAGCTCGCCATCCCGGGCTGCGGCCTCGCGGGCCAGGTACGCGGCGGTGGCCTCCGCGACGATGCCCCTCACGCGCTGGCCTCGATGGCGGCCAAGGTGCCGTCCCACAGCGCCCGGCGTGCAGCCAGCGCCCCCGCGACCGCGGCCTCGCACTCCACCCACCGGGACTCATCCGCCCCGCACAGCTCCGTCAGCATCGCCATCGCCATCGGCCCGTGCTCCTCGGCGTCCGTCACGATGTGCCGGTCCAGGTAGTCGGTGAAGACCGCCAGCTTCGGCGCGGCGATGACTTGCTCGAACATGTCGGGGATCAGGTCCTCACGGGTCAGCGCGAACACGGCGGCCTGGGCGTGCAGCGGCGCCGCGACGATCACCCCGAACGTCGCGCCGACGAACGCGGCGGCAGCGGCCGGGGCTCCGCACTGGGCCAGCGCCCACGGCAGCGGCCGGCCGTCGCGGAGCTGGCCCACGAAACGCCACAGCGGCGCGACGCTGGCCCCGGCTTGGGCCATGGCTGCCAGGTACAGCTCAAAATGAGACAGGTAGCCGTCGCCCACTTTGTCGGACTCCTCGGCCAGCACGATCTCGTTGACCAGCCGCCGCGACCTCGGCCAGCTCGTCGGCACCCAGGGGACCTCGGTGCACGTCAGCTCCCGCTGGAGCTGCTTGAGCAGCGACATGAAATCCCACACCGCCCAGACGTGGTGTTCCATGAAGGTGATCACGGCGGCCTGGTCCGTGATCCGCTCGTAGAGCGGGTGGGCCAGCACTTCCTTGCGGCCGGCGTCGATCGCCTCCCTGAGCTGCCGGGCCTGGTTGCTCAGCATGGCGGCCTCCCTTCAGCTGGACAGCAGCCGCGTGGCGTCGGCCCCGTCGTGATGGTAGTGATCCACCCGGATTCCGGCCCGAGCGGAAGGGGTCAGGCCGAACTCGCGGGCGTACATGCGGACCTCGATGGCTGCATCGCGGATCTGGCTGTAGGCGGGGTTCTTGACCAGGATGCCCTCGCGCTGGATGACGGGCGGGGAGTTGGACACGACCTCGGCGAGGCCCCGCCAGCGCGCCACGGCCTCGCAGTAGACCGCCAGGGCGGTCTCGTCGGCTCCGGTGAGGGTGTGCATGTGCTCTAGGTGCGGCGCGACCCTATCCCACTCCTCGGAGGCGCGTTTGGAGAGGTAAACCGGCTTGGTGGCGGCCTGGTCGAGCGGTTTCGGCTCGTTGACGTTGATCCGGCCCGGTTCGGTGCCCTTGAGCAGCTTGAGCCGGGTCGGTGCGGGCGCTGGGCCGCGTCTACCCACCGGGTGGCCCCGTCCAGTCGTGGCATGCACCGCAGTAGCCCTCGGCCAGGTCGCGCGGGTGGTGGCTGGTCCGCCCGCAGCGGGGGCATGTGAAGCCGGGCGGGTCGGTGGGGCGCGCGGCGTCGGGGTAGCCGGGTCGGGGATCGCGGCCGACGCCTGGCGGGCGGCGCGGGTCGTGGCTAGCCACGATCCGGCCTCATTTCCGGTCGCGAAACGAGAACCGGCGGCGCCGGGGTGCCGGGCGGGGCGGCCCAGAGCCACCCCCCGGCCGCGTCCGGGCCGAGATCGGCCCAGGTCGCGGCCTGTGCCGGGTTGGCCGCTGGCGGCGAACCCGAAAAAGGCCAAAACCTGCGCCGCTTCGCGGCGGCA